TGATAAAGCGTATTCAGGGCGCGCATTGCGCAACGAGCTGAAAAATAACGGTATAAAGGCAGTAATCCCCCGAAAGTCAAATGAGAAAATGGCATCGGATGGACGTGCACAGCTTGATCGTGATGCGTACCGCAATCGTAATGTCGTTGAACGGTGCTTTGGGCGGCTGAAAGAATATCGCCGCATCGCCACGCGTTACGACAAAACGGCGAGAAATTACCTGGCGATGGTGAAACTGGGCTGCATCCGACTCTTTTATCAACGCTTACGTAATTAAGGGACACAGCCTAATCTCCAGTTTTAGCCGCTCATCACTTTGTTTTCTGTCTGAGGGTTCATGCTGTACCCAGTTGTAATAACCGCTCCTGGATACACCAAATACCTGACACATCGCTTCAATGGGAAATTGTTGTCGCCATTGTTCGATTAACGCGTATTTTTCAGCGACTCCTGTGCAAAATACGCTGTTGCTTTTTTTAATATATCTCGCTCAAGGCGAGCTTCATTTAACGCCTTACGCAGTTGCAGAATTTCAGATTCCAGTTCAGCCACCGTGCGGGAACCAGGAGTACCGAGCCCTTTTCTGGCGGCGGTAACCCATTGTCCTAAAGTGCCTTCAGGAAGGGATAATCGGGAAGCGCCTTCACTGATCGAAAGTTGATTTTCAAGAACCGTTCTGACAGCTTCGGCTTTGAACTCTTTAGAGTAACGTTGGGTTTTTCTGCTCATTATTAGCTCCTTCTGATGCCATTCTATTTCAGGAAGGAGTGTCCGTTAAACTCAGGCTACCTCACTGCGCAATTGGCATTGTGCGAATTATTCATTCAGTAAAAAAGATTGAGCGTTTTTTCACTGAAGAATAACAGCACAAATAAAACACACGATTAAATAAGAAAACATGAAAACAATCCGCACTCGCGGAGGTATCCATATATATAAACACGAGGTTAGCATGCTCAGGACAAATCAAAAAATACTGAAGGATGCATATTTTGACAGGGGGCGAGATCTCGCAAAGCTTTGCGCCGCACTAAAAGAAATCAGTCAGTATTTCACTGATATTGAAGATGATATAGCTAACAAAGGTGCCAGTATTACATTAGCGAACAGAGCACATTTTATGGGCTTTAATGTTTTCACAGCCATAAGAACATTAAAAGAACAAAAAGAAGAAATAGAAAAGCTCAAATACAGACATAAAGCCAAGAGGGTGTAATGGCAATTAAGCATTTTCCTGTCGTTCGTTTCACCTCCAGAGACCGCGAATATGAGGTCGACGAACGACTGATTACCACTATCGACAAACATCGTTCGGAAAAGGATGCACACCACATCTACCTCACTGACGGCACTTACTTCTGCGCCACCAACGTGGCGCGGGTGAATCTTATCCGACAGGTACAGGAGCCACGTAGATGACCATTCTGGACTACATCGCTACTCATCCGGGTTGTAGCGGCGGAGAGATCGCCGCAGCACTGAATACCCCAACCACAGCCATTAATGCTGAGTTACGCCAACTTTGGCGCGGCGGCTTGGTCATCAGAACAAACCGCAGCACAGGTGGTCGCGCTCGCAAAACAGGAGGCCAGGCTTCTTACCACGTAAACCCGATGCCATTCGGGTGTGGCAATCCACTTACTCACATGTTTAACCAGCTGCTGAAGGAAGCCAGAGCATGAGCGCCATCAACCACCAGAAGCTACGCGAACTGGCATTTTCCCTGCAACGAATGGCAACGCCTCAAAAATTACTGGCATTTCGCGCAATGCTCTCGTCGTCTGCTGTGCTGGCACTGCTGGATGACCTGGAGCACGCCAGAACCACGGCTCCTGCCATTCGCCTGACACTCCATCATGAAATCGCTGATTTCTGCGCAACATTGGAGGCGCCAGGCGAACCGGAAACGCCGGAAGCAATACAGCAAGAACTGCTGCAACGCATTGACAAGGTTTTCGATTTTTTCCTTAACCAGTAAGGGCCGCAACATGAACAACAAGACATGGTTTCGCGCATACATGTGGGCGCTGGTATGCGTCCTTGTCTCTCTCATTCTGTATGTAGGGGTACTCCCCCGAATGATTTCATCAGACAGCTCCTTCCTGGTATTGCTGGGCATTTTCATTGCCATGCTGTACCCGGCAGGCGTTGTTCGCCTTTTCAGTAAGTACATCAAGGAAATCAAACAATGAAGAAATTCAAACTCTTTCAGATTCTCCCGCTTTTTGCCGCCATCCTGCTGGTTGGTTGCGATCGCGTTGAGCCAGGTAATGTGGGCATCAAAGTCAACAAGCTGGGCGATGACAAAGGCGTTGGCGAAGTGGTTGGCGTTGGCCGCTACTGGACTGGCTGGAATACCGAGGTTTACATCTTCCCGACCTTCAAACAAATGAAGACCTACGATGAGCCGTTCAGTGAGGTAGCCTGAGTTTAACGGACACTCCTTCCTGAAATAGAATGGCATCAGAAGGAGCTAATAATGAGCAGAAAAACCCAACGTTACTCTAAAGAGTTCAAAGCCGAAGCTGTCAGAACGGTTCTTGAAAATCAACTTTCGATCAGTGAAGGCGCTTCCCGATTATCCCTTCCTGAAGGCACTTTAGGACAATGGGTTACCGCCGCCAGAAAAGGGCTCGGTACTCCTGGTTCCCGCACGGTGGCTGAACTGGAATCTGAAATTCTGCAACTGCGTAAGGCGTTAAATGAAGCTCGCCTTGAGCGAGATATATTAAAAAAAGCAACAGCGTATTTTGCACAGGAGTCGCTGAAAAATACGCGTTAATCGAACAATGGCGACAACAATTTCCCATTGAAGCGATGTGTCAGGTATTTGGTGTATCCAGGAGCGGTTATTACAACTGGGTACAGCATGAACCCTCAGACAGAAAACAAAGTGATGAGCGGCTAAAACTGGAGATTAAGGTGGCACATATCCGCACTCGCGAAACATATGGAACCCGGCGGCTCCAGACGGAGCTGGCAGAGAATGGCATCATCGTTGGTCGTGACCGACTGGCACGTCTTCGTAAGGAGCTAAGGCTACGCTGTAAGCAGAAACGCAAGTTCAGAGCGACTACGAACCCGAACCACAATCTGCCAGTTGCGCCAAATCTGCTGAACCAGACGTTCGCTCCTACAGCACCAAATCAGGTCTGGGTGGCGGACCTGACGTATGTTGCCACACAGGAGGGATGGTTGTACCTCGCTGGCATCAAAGATGTTTATACGTGCGAAATTGTCGGCTACGCCATGGGAGAGCGCATGACAAAAGAGCTGACAGGTAAAGCCCTGTTTATGGCGCTCAGGAGCCAGCGCCCACCTGCCGGGCTAATCCACCACTCTGATCGAGGTTCACAGTACTGCGCATACGATTACCGGGTCATACAGGAGCAGTTTGGTCTGAAAACATCAATGTCGCGTAAAGGTAACTGTTACGACAACGCTCCGATGGAAAGCTTCTGGGGAACGCTGAAAAATGAGAGCCTGAGCCACTATCGTTTTAATAACCGGGATGAAGCCATCTCAGTAATACGGGAATACATTGAGATTTTCTACAATCGTCAGCGTCGTCACTCTCGTCTGGGGAATATCTCCCCGGCAGCCTTCAGGGAAAAATATCATCAGATGGCTGCTTAAAAAAAGAACAAATGGTAGTGTCCGCTATTGCCAGTACACCTCAAAATCACGGGTATGTAGAATTTTCGATGGTTCACCTGAATAAACCTCATCCAGAGCTCTAACGTATTCGAGAGTTTCAGCGTTGGACAACCAGTGATCCAGACGCTTCCCGAAACGTTTTGCAATATCAGTGGCATTAATCCAGCCATCAGTATTGAAGCGGATAGGTTCGCCTTTGTAATTCAGTGGAACGATATTCATAGCGTCTTACCTTTTAGAAAGATGAGCCTGTTCGCACAGAAAAGCCGTCCCCGAGATGGTCGCCACCATATACGGCAGTTCTCAGGCTCAGCTTTCTGAAAAACTCGGGATTGTTACGCGCTGCGATGCGCGGTTTACTGCGGACATATAAAAGCCCCGCAAGTGCGAGGCTCATTAAATGGACTTTGTGATTTGCAAAAAAATTTATTTCAGGCACTGAGTCCTGATGTACTCCTGAAGCATTCTCAATGCTGTCTGGTCGCTGATGATTCCGTCCCGGATACCGAGAACGTTTCGTCCAGCAACTGGAGAGAGTTCGACGGTGGCATCATTGCCCATGCCGGAGGCGCTGGAGGTTTCGGCTGAGGATGGCACAGGGCATTTTCCTTTGACGAGCACCCGACCACCATTATCAAGCTTGCGCCGAAGAGCATCATTTTCAGCTTTCGCATCAGCTAACTCCTTCGTGTATTTAGCATCGAGTGCATCAGCAGCACGCTGGCGCTGCTGCATGTCAGTAATGGTTGCGTTCGCCAGCTTCAGTTCTCTTGCGTTTTTGTCGCGCTGCTCTTTGTAGGTAATGGCGTTATCACGGTAATGATTAACAGCCCATGACAGGCGGACGATGATGCAGATAACCAGAGCGGAGATAATCGCGGTGACTCTGCTCATTGCTGCCCCCACAAACAGACTTCACGCTCAATCTCACGACGGGTCATCAGCCCTTTCCATTGCTTACCGCCAGCATATGTCCAGCGACGTAGCTGGTCACATGCGCCTTTGATATCGCCCTGGTTTATTTTGCGAAGAAGCGTCGATGTTCTGAAATTGCCAGCGCCCACGTTGTAAACGAACGAGTAAAGAGCGCCGCGCGTTGTTTCCGGTATATCGACTTTGATGTACGGGTTAATTTGTCTGGCGACAGTGGCAAGGTCTTTATTCAGGAGAGCTTTGCATTCTGCTTCGGTATACGTTTTACCAGGCATGATGTCTTTTCCGGTGTGTCCGTGACATACAGTCCATACACCAATGATATCTTTGTATGGTATGTAGCTGACACCTTCCAGACCATCGTTACCACCTGGGCCAGTGATTAACACAGATGCTATAGCAAACAGCCCCGCCACCAATAGCAACTGCAACAGCCTTGCGTAATGATGGCGACATTATTCACCTCTCGCAGCCTTACGCTTATCTTCTCTTATTTTGAAATACAGATTCGTCAGATAAGTCAGAAGCCCCAGAAGCAGACTTCCCAGCACACCAATCGCAGCCCACTGTGATGGACTGACCTGATCCAACCACTGCAAAAACCAGTAGCCGGCACTGCCGGCGGAGGTGCCGTAGGCAATGCCCGTTGAAATTTTATCCATGGATTTCATAGCCTCACCTCCGCAAATAACGGATGGCGTAGTTCTTATATTGGGAAGGGAAAAAGAAGGCCGCAGCGTAACTGTCACTGATGAATTCAGGATAGCCAGTGGCTACGGCTCAGTTTTGGTTGTGCTGTTGCTGGGCGGCGATGACGCCTGTACGCATTTGGTGATCCGGTTCTGCTTCCGGCATTCGCTTAATTCAGCACAACGGAAAGAGCATTTATGACTCGCATCGCGGGAAAAAGCCCACGGTAGAGAGTCGAACTCTACAAATGCTCTTACCTGTTGTGAAAACAAAAAAGCCCCGACGTTTCTGCCGAGGCTCTTACCTAATCTAGCCAGTATGTCGACCCTAAATATTATCGACGACCGGGGAAATCAGGATTTCAATTTCACTGCTCAGTTCGCTTTTGCTCCGAGCATATGCAAAAAATACCACTTTCATTTCTCGGAAGCAACGCATTTACAAAATTATTTCAGTTCAGGCCGCTATTAATGGAAATTCTTTATCCAATTCTCGTTTCATTGCATAAAACATTTCTGACTCCAGCACTTTCTCACACCACTCGCTTACGACAATACTGAATATCAGCACCTGTTATATAAGAAATAATCCTGGCTATATCTTGCGTGCAATTGCGATTGCAATATCGCTTAATAGCTACATCGCGGACAGGGCTTTCACGGTGAAACGTCTTAACCATGTCCGGCATCCCACTGAGCAGACGTGAGCGTTCCGCACGAGATACATGGTAAATAGCGATCACGCTCCCTGATATAAGCATTTACTGCCTGCTGTGCCTGCTTCAGCCAGTAACTGCGGGGTTTTAAATCGCGGCGTCTTGCTTTCAGCTTGTCTGCCTGTTCTTTTGCTGAGGCTATAGCCTTTTCTTTTCTGACCAGTTCCAGTGCACACTGACCACAACAAACTTTCTGATATGAGCGGAACGGCACAAACTGATTGCCACACACTTTGCAGTTTTTGGGTTTACGCTGTTTCATTATCACCTCAGAAAAACGACAGCAGGCGGTTATTCAGTTCAGGATTGTTTGTACGCCCAAACACGTGTTTCAGCGCGGCATTAATCATTGCGTTGTAGCAACGTTCAAACTCATCCTGATCCATATTCGCGTAACTCAGGCTTTTTGCCCGATATCTCACCTCACCTCTTATGGTTGTGACCACATCATAGAACCCGGCAAGAATTGTCAGATTTTTACGAAACTCATCAAACTGCGTCGCTTCATCAGAGAATTCGTATCCGGCGTGTTCAGCACACCAGTACTGAAAGCAAAAATTAAGAAAAGCGAACATCTTCCGGTGAAAAGATGGATTACGGGTAAGATTTGCTTCCAGCGTGTACAGCTCACCGTTTTTAAATTTTGCCAGTCGGGGTAAATCGCGTTCATACGCCGGTATAAATACGCCATTAGCAGCCTTGATCATCTCCAGCTCCATCAGGCAGCCTCCGCTTTGAATTTGCGCGTCAACACATGTTCACGGGCCTCACACCCCTGAATGAGCATGTCGTTAAAATCCGGCAAGTCAGGCCAGCGAATACTGACCTTCTCCACGTCATTACGACTCATGAGATTCTTATGCCCACATTTAAAGGCAGCCGCCAGACCTGCACCATGCTCGTCATTGTCAGCAAAGATAATCAGGTGATTAACGCCAGGTGGAGCAATAAACTTCTCCATAAAGCCAGAATTCATTGTTGACCATACGTTGCAGCGAAATATCTGGCGACATGACAGCGCCGTCTCAATCCCCTCTGCAATTCCCAGAGTTGATGACACCGGATACAGGCGTATCGCTACAGATTTGGCATATTCCAGATAAGATTGCTCCTGTAATGCCAGCGCTTTTTTGGCAGCCTCCACACCCGCTTTGCGATCGCCATCCAGCAAGGTACGGTGCAGGTAACACAGCATGCCTTTATCATCTGTTACGATTGAATAAATCGCCTGGTACTCCCGTCCATTAGCAATCTGCCGATTACAAAAACGAACGGATTCTGCCGGTAACTGGAGGATCCCCCTGTTTTTCAGATATGCCTCTCCTGAAGTTCCGCGCAAACATGGCAATCTGGCAAATTTAGCTGTAACCCTCTCCCGGTTTCTGGTTGTGTCAGTCACAACAGGTCTTGCGTGCTCTTTTTTCCAAGTATTACCAATCAGTCGATCGATTTCATCGCACAGAGTCACCCAAGGCTTACCCGTTGCCAGTTGCAACAACTGCATCCCATCGCCATGACCACAGACACATATCCACGATCCTGTTCCGCAACGGAATTTACCTTTAGCGCCGCAAATGGGGCAGGTGCCCTTGTAATGTTTACCGCCAGTGACAGGAGGCATACCGTAGTATTCAAAAATCCGCTCCCAGTGCCCCTTTGCTGCCTCCTTAGTTTGCATGCTGGCCTCCGGTCATGGCTTTCTTGCGCCCTTTGGCATAGGCAATGATCTTTGACTTGATGAAATTGTGCACTTCAACCGAGGTTTGCAGCGGCGCGTTACTGAAGCCTTTAGGCCACACCCCGAACTTCTCTTTGTAGGTATGAGCGCACCATCCGTCACTCAGTGGCTTACCTGTCGCGTTGCGGTAATTCTGATAGCCCTTGATCTCACTCCACCACCGCTGTTTTTCCTCGCGGCTGTATTCGCGTTTCCCTTTGTTTACGCGAGAGAGTTTTCGATCGCGGTCTGTTGCCACATCATCGCCACCAAGAGGACGAAACCCACATTTGGGACACATGTGTACACCAGCAGGCTTCATGAAGTGGCATTTGGGGCATTCTCTGGGAAGTTTTTCAGCTTTAACCTCGCCACCGCCAGCAGACGCTTTCATTCCGTCATTTTTGCCCGGCAGTTCGTCATACTCGATATCCTCGGGGAAACCCAGCCGATGAACCGTGCCAGAATGGTCGAAAATCAACGCACGTTGTTTACCTGGGGCTGTACGTAACGCTCTACCTATGCACTGCAACCAACGGATTTCTGATTTTGTCGGACGGGCATAGATCAGGCAGCGAACATCGCTGTCAAATCCCGCAACCAGTACGCCGACGTTGACAATTATTTTGGTCACGCCCTCTTCAAAACGGCGAATGATGTCCTGTCGTTCATCATGGAGGGTATCTGCCATCATCACCTCTGCGCCAATACCGGCCTGTAAAAACTCACGGGTAACAAAATTCGCATGCGCAACATTCACACAGAAGCAGATCGTCGGCAAATCCTCACCATTCTCAAGCCAGTTGCGAACGATATCGCCAACCAGATCCGAACTCCCCATGATGGATGCGAGCTGCTCCTCGTTGTAATCCCGTCCAAATACGGTGTTACTGGTTTTTACGCCAGCCAGATCAGGCATTGAGGGGGCAAAAAACTCATAATCGCTCAGATCACCACGCTGAATAAGTTCACGAATCGTTGTAGGCTTGATCAGGCATTCGTAGTACTTCCCCATCCAGGCTGCGAACGGGGTACCGGAAAGTCCAAGAACCCTGATGTCTCTGTCCCGGATAACCTCAAGTAACGCACGACGCTTCATGTGTGCTTCATCGATGATCAGCAGATCGATGTTGTCAGGAAACTCACGACGGATCAGCGTGTCGGCACTGGCAATCTGAATCAGTCGTGACGGGTCATAGTTAGGGTGATCACGCCATACAAAACTGATTTCTTCCCACGGCAAACCGTATTCGGTGAAACGTTCCGCTGTCTGGTTCAGCAGGATGGTGTACGGACAGACAAACATCACTCGCATACCACGTTCAACCATTCCGGCGGTGACGAATGCTGCAAGACCAGTTTTGCCAGAGCCAGTGGGTGCATACATCAGGTACGTGCGATGCTGTTTCCACTGGTGCCGCAGCTGGTTTAAACCGCGCTCCTGAGCAAAGTTTGGGATTATTTTCAGCATGACGCCCCCTTGCTACGTGATTTACCCGTTGCCGGGATCACGTCGATCTCATCGCTAACGTATTGATCCGGATTACGTGAACAGCGCAGAAGCACGATACCAGGAATGCCGTATAGCTTGAGTCTGCGCAGTTTCAGTATTGAACGTGCCCGTGGTGACGCTCTGTCCACCTCGATCGCGCACCGTTCACCAGATGGGGCAACGACCATGATATCGACGAATCCGCGCTTACCGTTGCCCATATCAACCAGATAATTACGTTCGATCGCCAGTCCGGCATCACGCAATTTGGCAGCCAGCACATAATCAAACGTGACCTTGTCTTTTCCGGTGTAGAATTTGTTTCCGAGCAGGCTGATAACCACATGTTTGATGAACATGGTACTATTTCCACCGCAATAGTTGGCATAATAATAATTTCGCCAGAAACCATCTCACCCTATACAGTGATCTACCTAACCTATGGAGCTGCCTTCCTCTGGTAGTGCCCTTACAGGCACGGATGTTACAGATCTGCCCCCTTACCCCCTTCTTAGTAAAATTTCAAGCGCAATGATTTCATGAGAAATCATTTCACAAAAAAATAATCACCTTGATGAGATCTATTCCTTCCGTATCGCTACTGGCGAAAGCATCCAGCCACGGCTGGCTCTCGCGTACTTCTGGACATACACCCGTAACCGGGTGTTGGCACTCCGTCTTGCCCTGTTGCCCTTCCTGAACGATACAGGCTCCTTGTCCCACTCTTCCTGGTACACTCTCGCGTACTCTGCTGCAATTTTTACCCTGGTGGTCGGGTCTAGCTGTAACAATTGCTCCTGTATCCAGTCCCGATCAGCATCACAGTACTGATCGGGCATAACCGTTTTGATTTGCCTGTTCACTCACACCTCCGATGGAGGGTTATCAGGCTGTTTGCCTTACATGAAGCGGAATACCATCTTCCATGTTTAGGTAGTCATGCGGGTTTAGTTCATGGGGAGTTACATTCCAGTCTGTAGCTTTTGCCCATTCAATGGCTTTCCGCCCCTGAGGCATGTATCTCCCTGTAATAACCCCACTGACAAATCCCTGAGAAACTCCAACAATCGCCGCAAAATCGGCTTGTCTGATAGAGCTTTGTCTCAAGTACTCGTCAAGAGTCATAGAGATCCTCCCATTTCAATTTTCCGATATTAGCTTACCTGATTTAAATGTCAATAGGCTAGCTATTTGATAAATATTTGTGTTGCTAATAAAATTGGAGGCACTATGACGAAGAAAATTACAATTACTGACAAAGACATCCAGAACGCTGAACGACTGCGCAAAATCTGGGATGAAAAACGGAAACAGCTATCCCTAAGCCAGGAAAAAGCCGCAGATATCCTCGGCTTCAAAACGCAGGGGGCTGTTAGTCAGTTATTGAACGCAAAAATTGCGTTAAATACTGAAAATACCCTTAAGTTTGCGGCTTTATTACAGGTTCCTGCGGAAGAAATTAATCCAGATCTGAGTGATTTGTTACGCAGTATTCGTACCCACACACCGGGAAACAGGCGTAACCTGTTCGAGAAATATTACGAATATCCGTTACTCTCCTGCGTACAGGCTGGAGCTTTCTCAATGGATGATTTTTCGTACACCGCAAAGGATGCGATTAAGTGGATCTCCACCACCACAAAAGCCAGTGACAGGTCGTTCTGGCTGGAGGTCAAGGGGCATTCAATGACCGCGCCGCAGGGTGGTAAACCCAGTTTCCCCGAAGGGATGCTGATACTCGTTGACCCTGAGCGGGAGATTGAGGATGGCGATTTTTGCGTGGCCCGAATGAATGGCGATGAATTCACCTTCAAACGATTCATTCGTGAGAGCGGTAAAGCGTACCTGGAGCCACTCAACCCACGATTCGACATGATTGAGTGTAACGAAAACTGCCAGTTTGTCGGAAAGGTCATAAAGTCGCAGTGGAATGATGAGACTTTTGATTGAACTCACAGGATGATATCAATAACCTTGCAGGGAGGCTATTTTATTTCCTTTTTCAGCGAAAAATCTCCGAGAACCCTCGCCCAATGCGGGCGGGGAGCAGTCGCAATCAAGTGAGCCATAAATGAACAAAGACAAATCCTTGACACAACAAGTGGAAGAAATACTTAGCAAGCAAAAAGTTAGCGAGCAAGGAAAAATGATTCAATCATTAAAGAACATGGGCTTGATCAACAAGCCTGTTTTTACTTTGGCTTATGGACCAGATATTACAACCTGCCAAATGCACCAATAACAAAACCCGGCCTTGGTGCCGGGTTTTGTTTGCCTCCTGCTCACCCCACCATTTACCAGTGCGCCGTAAATTCCCCATTCTTCGGCGGTGAGGATGTCAAAGACGAAGGGAACATTAAGCCCCTGTGTGATGGTTGACTTCTTTTTCCAGCGCCTTATTAACAAAGGCGTTCAGTGATAAATCTTCTTCCATCGCCATTTCAGCGACCCGACGATGCAGTTCTGGATCAAGTCTGACGTTAAACACACCTTTAAACGGGGTATCAGGCTCCTTTCCATCCTCCACACAAGACTGTAAATACAGCTCAACCGATGTCTTAAACTCCTGTTCCAGTTCAGCTAATGTAGAAGCCTCATAAGTTACCAGGTCTCGAATAAACGCCAGTTTTCCGTACAGGATATTATTTTCAAAATCTGGTTCTACTGTACCTAAATATCCTTTATATTTTAGATGATTCATAATACCCCAGCCTCTTTCAGATTCTGTTTAATCGCTTTCAGCGTTCCACCTTTAATATAACTTTCTGGATGTGGGCGATGCATTAATATGGTGTGGTTGATTTCAGCATTGAAAAACCGCACTCTTGAGCCCTGCATTTCCTTTTTGACATATCCCAGAGAGGAAAACAAAACGACCAACTCATCCCATTCAAACGTTTTTTTACTGTTTAAAAACTTTTCCAGTAGCTTATCTGCTTTCCCCATACCCACATAATCTCATCTTCGCTACATTGCAACTAATTATAGTTACAGGCGATGTTTTTGTCAAAAGCCACCAAGCCCGCTGGGTTCTCTTTGACTGTTCACTGCTTTTCTTAGTGTTATCAGGGGGTTCCCTCACACCAAATCTAACACAGAGTAACCGGCCTCAGCGCCGGTTTTTCTTTGCGCATCCTCCATAACTCACCACCTGCATTATCCTCGCTTATATTTTTTACATAAATAAATTAATCTAAAAATCAATCACATAGATTAAAATTAAATTATCAGTCTTACTATTAACTGCGATCAGTTGCGCTTATTATATTTTACCCAAGCCAGAAACATCGCGCCCTGACACAGGGCTACATAAATCAGTCGTACGGCGCGACTTAACCCGCCGCAAAATGCTCTTTAACAATCTGGAGCTTTACAGCGTCAATGACCTGTTTAGACCCCTACACGTAAACGTGCTGTATCATCGGGTGCGATCCGGTCGATGAGAGAGTATCCCCGCGCGAGAGCGAGAACGGCGTGAGAACGGGCAACACTGGCAGGAAGTTGGCGCTGACCAATACAGGGAATGTTTTGGGGTGCAGGCGGCACCGCCAAAGCATTTCCGAGAAAGGACGATATTGACTGCGTGTGATGTCGGGGCTATATTTGGCGAACACCTCATAAAACGGGTGCCGGGATTAGCACCCCGAAAGTTACTCGAGCGCATAACCGCGCTGAAGCGGTTTTTTTATGCGTAATGCACAGCCACATTCAAATTATGGTGAGGCGTGCGGGGCAGCCGCAAGGCTGGCCGGGTTCTCGAGTGACCGGTAGTGCTAACCCTGTGCGTCTCACCACCCATGAGATTAGCACCTCTGGTGGTGAGTTAATTAACTTATCACTTGAGGATGTCATTATGGCTACTACCCTTTCTCACCCTGACGTAACCATCGAAAATGGTCGCGCCGTCACTACTTCTATTTCGATTGCTGAGTTTTTTGGCAAGCAGCATCACCATGTTGTTCAGAAAATAGAATCCCTCGAATGCTCTGAGCAATTCTTAACCCGCAACTTTTCGCGGGTTAAATTCGAACACCGAGGCAATACCTATAACGCCTACCAAATCACCAAAAACGGCTTCGTTTTTCTGGTGATGGGCTTCACCGGCAAAAAAGCAGCTGCATTCAAGGAAGCCTACATTGCTGAATTCGATCGCATGGAAAAACAACTATGGGAACAGAAACAACTGGCCCTGTCTTCTCCTGCGATGAATATCAATTTCCCTTTATCGTAGTTTTCAGAGCATCACCCCTATGCCACGATGAACTATGTTGATAGAAATACATTGCAGCTTGATACCTCCGTCTTATTCGACATGCCAAGCCCTGCAATGCGCATATTTAATGAATTACGTCGTAACGGCTATAACGTCGATGCGGCTGTCGCCGAATTTAACGCCTTCAAGCATCTGACGGAAGAAATGCGCCGTAAATTGCTGGATATTTCCCGCACATCGGAAAAGTCTTCCCGCTTTGGTTTCAACGTTAATCTTTAATTAACCCCATCCCCGATCACATATCGGGGATTAAATTAAATATCTGGATTAATTAACCGGAGGATTTGTCATGCTCAAACCTCACTACGGAACCGCATTAGTTTCTCGCGAGGACGTTAAACCCGGTACAGCAATTCTTTACAACGGGCGTTATTACATGGCGTCAGCTAACGTTAATAATGCACTTTACGCACATTCACTGATTGAAAAAATCCGCATTATTTCAGATGCAATCGAAGTTTACCTGAACCATAAAGGCCAACCGTTAATCTCACCAGCCTGAAAGGAAATATCATGCTCAATCAAAAAATTAATATCAATGTAAAAAACGTCATAACGCCAGCAGAAACGATAATGGGAGAAGTTTTTATGGATGATAAAATCATCGCCTATTTTGTCGTCCTGCCTGATGAGGCTATTTCTGTTATTGATACGGAAGGCAATGTTATGTTTATCGCGGAACATCCAGAAGACATCGCATTACAGGCCGCTGCATATTTCTTCGCTAAAGAGCAGGAGGAAGAATGTAACTGCCCTGTCTGTCAGCTTTCCCGACAAATTAATTTAATGCATTAACCGGAATCAGGAGTTCCGCCATGAACGCATACCTCACCTGCGACCGCATAGAGGAGCGTCGCTGGGTTAATCAGCATATTCAGGATGAAAAGGATAAATGGATTGATGATCGGGCGCAGGAGCTTATCAGCATGTTCCCCGATAAACCATTGCTTATGAGCAGCCTTTTTTTACCCAAAGAAGCCCAACTGGCACTCACTGGCGAAAAAGCTGAAGAGGCGTACAACGATTATATCTCAGCGATCGCCTATGCTCGGGCGGAAGAAGAATGGGAGAGAAAATTCTCCCCCTGTCCTTTCTGATTTTCAGGACCAAAAAAATGTTCGATATCGTTGAATTTGTTAAGCAGCAGGAGCGCTTTTTCTGCGAGGCATTAACTGAACCGACGCTGACATGGGCGAAGGAAAGTCAGTTTGCAATTCAGCAATTCCAGAAAAATGCCTTTCTGGCTGACACAGCACGGGCAAATCTGCCCAGCGCACAGAACGCTATCATCAATGTTGCCGCCATCGGCATAACCCTGAACCCGGCCAGCAAGCTGGCGTATCTGGTCCCACGAAAAAAGGCTGTATGCCTGGATATCAGTTATATGGGGCTTCTGCATCTGGCACAGGTCACAGGAGCCATTCAGTGGGGGCAATGCAAACTTGTTTACGAGAAGGACATTTACGAGTCCAACGGTATTGACTGCGCCCCCACGCACAAATACAACCCATTCGTAGACAGGGGCGCACGCATTGGCGGTTATTGTGTCGTAAAAACATCCGAAGGCGACTATCTGACCGAAGAGATGAGCAACAGGGAAATCGAGGTCATCAGGGCGTGCAGCAAAGCCGGAAATAACGGAGGAAGTAGCCCGTGGGATAGTTTCCCCGATGAAATGGCCAGAAAAGCCATTGTAAGCGCGCCAGCAAATACTGGCCCCGTCGCGATCGCCTGGATACAGCTATCGACTACCTGAACACTCAGGCCGGTGAAGGTATCATCCTGAATGCTGATCACATCCCTGAGCGTGACGTCACTCCCGCATCAGATGAGATTATCAATGAGATCACTCAGGCAATCACCGAAATTAACAAGACATGGGATGACCTGCTTCCCTTATGTTCCAAAACATTCCGTCGCACGATTGCATCACATGAATATCTCAGTCAGGAAGAAGCTGTCAAAACGCTTGATTTTGTCAAAAAGAAAGCTGCCAGAAACAAGGCCACGGCGGAAGCGAAAATTCACGCCACCACGGAAAATAGCAGCGAGGCCGTGTCATGACACCAGAAATTATTCTCCAGCGAACTGGCGTGGATATTACCAGCCTCGACCAGGGCGATGATGGATGGCACAAGCTGAGACTCGGTGTTATCACTGCTTCAGAAGTTCACAATGTGATAGCAAAGCCACGTTCCGGCAGCAAATGGCCTGATACAAAAATCTCATACTTCCACACCCTGCTGGCTGAAGTTTGTACCGGCGTGGCACCGGAAGTTAACGCTAAGTCGCTCGCATGGGGAAAGCAATACGAAGATGATGCCCGTGCCATCTTCGAATTTATCGCGGATGTTACCGTCTCGGAAACGCCAATAATTTTTCGTGACGAAAGCATGCGCACCGCCTGCTCTCCCGACGGTTTATGCAGCGACGGTAACGGCCTTGAGCTTAAATGCCCCTTCACTTCCCGCGACTTCATGAAGTTCCGGCTTGGCGGCTTTGACGCTATCAAGCCTGCTTACATGGCCCAAGTGCAATTCAGCATGTGGGTTACAGACAAGGACGCCTGGTACTTCGCCAACTACGACCCACGCATGAAGCGTGAAGGCCTGCATTATGTCGTGGTCGAGCGGGATGAAAAGTACATGACGAGTTTTGATGAGATGGTGCCGGAGTTCATCGACAAAATGGACGAAGCACTGGCGGAAATTGGTTTTGTATTTGGAGAACAATGGGGGGTTAATAACTAATGGATGAAGTGATTTTTACTTATAACGAAGAATCAGCACTGACCGCCGGACAAGGTGGTTTTATTACCGAAACGGGTGCGCATATCATTAACATCACCGAAGCAGAACTCAAGCAATCAGAAAAAGGTGCCCGATTCATTGAGTTTTCTGGAGAATCCGACGACGGACGGAAAATCCAATATCTCAGTGTTTGTGTTCAGAAGAATGACGGCACTGAAAATAAATTTGGGGCGAGCATTATTCACGCCATGATGGGATGCACAGGAATTGGGCAGTTAACGCAACATATGGTTTCCGTCAGTGAATCAAAACAAATATCTGAATGCTATGTGGCGCAAAGGAGGCAAACAGTGAGCGAAATTGACTATCAGGCACTGCGTGAAAAGGCAGAGAAAGCAACGTGGGGTGTGTGGTCGCTCGAATATGGAGAGGAGAAACTTGATGCTGATGATGCGCTAATTCACCGTGAAGTTGTTGGATATCTTCCTATTTGCAGAATTGAAGGAGCGCATCCTGAAAGCGGTTTCGATGAAGATTTCCAAATGGAACAGCAGGCCAATGCTGAATTCATCGCCGCAGCCAATCCGGCTACTGTGCTGACACTGCTGAGCGAGCTGGAAACAGCAAAAAAGCGCATAGCAGAACTGGAAGCCAAACCTGTAAGCCAGACTTACAAGTTGAATGAGATGTCGGGCAACTCTCCGGTAATTCCGGATGGTTGGATAAGCTGTAGTGATCGAATGCCTGAAAAGGGCCAGAACGTACTTATTTCGGTGAATTTCGATAGCTCTCTGGTTGAACCGCTAATATGCTCCGCACGCTATACCGGAGGTACATTCCGGCGTGGAGATGTAACGGTTAAGCCAGGTAATGGTATTGAACAGGCAACCCACTGGATAGACTGGCCCCCTGAATCTCCAGACAACCAGTATCACTTAAATAAGTGATAGTCTTAATACTAGTTTTTAGACTAGTCATTGGAGAACAGATGATTGATGTCTTAGGGCCGGAGAAACGCAGACGGCGTACCACACAGGAAAAGATCGCAATTGTTCAGCAGAGCTTTGAACCGGGGATGACGGTCTCCCTGAACCGCCCCGGGTTTCCTGGAGAGTGTTTTATCTGTGAACTCAGGCTGCCAGATCATCGTTTCCGATGGAAGCATAATAATCTTTTTCTGCTTCTGCCGGAGGAGTATGGCCCAGCCTTTCCAGCAATCGTCGATTGTTATACCAGTCCACCCACGTGAGTGTGGCCAGTTCCACTTCTGCACGGTTTTTCCAGCTCTTACGGTGTATTACCTCCGCTTTGTAAAGACCATTGATGCTCTCCGCCATCGCGTTGTCATACGAGTCGCCTGTACTTCCTGTTGATGCCAGTAATCCGGCTTCCTTAAGCCGCTGTGTGTAGGCCAGCGATACATACTGAGAACCTTTATCACTGTGATGAACCGTGCCGGACGGTCGACGGGCCCATAACGCCTGCTCCAGTGCATCCAGCACGAATGTCGTTTCCATGGACGATGAGACCCGCCACCCCACGATGTATCCGGCAAACACATCAATGATGAACGCCACATAGACGAAGCCCTGCCATGTGCTGACGTAAGTAAAATCAGCCACCCACAGCTGGTCAGGTCGTTCTGCCACGAACTGACGGTTTACGCGGTCGCCTGCGGCAACGGCTTTCCGGCTGATGGTCGTACGGACCTTTTTACCCCGGAGAACACCGGCAAGTCCCATAACCGCCATGAGACGTGCCACAGTGCATCTGGCCACTCTGATACCTTCCCGTAACAACTGACGCCAGACTTTACACCGTATACCTTGTGATTTTCATCGTATACGCGCTGTATCTCTTTCTTCAGCCAGTCATCGCGCTGCGCACGGGCACTGCGTTTATCCGGATGATGTCGCTGTTGCTGACAGTGGTAATACGTTGACGGGGCAATATGCAGTTCGCTGCATAGCAGTCCGACCCCGTACTGCTCACGCAGCTTATCCAGCAGTGGCATCATTTTTTCCAGAGGCGGTCGAACTCCGCCTTCGCAAAATAAGCGGAAGCCTGGCGAAGGATATCGTTACTGCGGCGCAGTTCACGATTTTCACGCTCCAGCTCTTTCAGACGCTGACGTTCAGCGGTGGTGAGCCCTCCATCACCGCCCCCGGTATCCCGCTCATGCTGGCGAACCCAGACACGCAGAGTCTCCGGCGTACAGCCAATCTTTGGAGCAATGGAACAAATTGTCGCCCATTGTGAGTCATATTCGCCCTGACTTTCCAGAACCATACGGACTGCCCGTTGACGGACTTCGGGGGAAAAACGAGTATTTTTAGTCATCCTGTTTACCTCTTTCTCAGGAAGTTTAGTCTCCAGGATTCCCGGGGCGGTTCACCCTCGTTGCCCGGCAACATGGTGTAGCAGCCAGCCAGTTATTTCTCTGGCGTAAGCAATACCAGGAAGGAAGTCTTACTGCTGTGGCCGCCGGAGAACAGGTTGTTCCTGCCTCTGAACTTGCTGCCGCCATGAAGCAGATTAAAGAACTCCAGCGCCTGCTCGGCAAGAAAACGATGGAAAATGAACTCCTCAAAGAAGCCGTTGAATATGGACGGGCAAAAAAGTGGATAGCGCACGCGCCCTTATTGCCCGGGGATGGGGAGTAAGCTTAGTCAGCCGTTGTCTCCGGGTGTCGCGTGCGCAGTTGCACGTCATTCTCAGACGAACCGATGACTGGATGGATGGCCGCCGCAGTCGTCACACTGATGATACGGATGTGCTTCTCCGTATACACCATGTTATCGGAGAGCTGCCCACGTATGGTTATCGTCGGGTATGGGCGCTGCTTCGCAGACAGGCAGAACTTGATGGTATGCCTGCGATC